TCTCCGATATTAACTTTTGTAGTTGCATCTCGGTCAACCTCCTCGAAGGTTAGGAATAAATGATCAGGATTATAAAAACCTGGTCCTTCCCTTTCTGTTACATCTCCTGAGTCAACCTTCTTTGTAAAACACTCAAGAGCTGCTACATCGTTCTTGGCCTCAAGCGTCTCATCAATATATATATTTTTATAATTTGCTTGGACGCGATATAGCTTCATAAGGGATTATATAACAAATTGTGATATAATTGCAACTATATGGCTGTTTTGGGTTTTTTTGGTGGTATTATTAGCTTTTCTTTAGGTTTTGTTATCTCTTCACATTGAAATTTTACAACTATTTTACTGTTTTCTATAAAACCACTATCAAATTCTTCAGTAGTTTCTAAATTTTTAAATGTCCCATAAGCGATACGATAACCAAATTCAACACATTCTGTGTGAGTTGGAAACGAATGACCAGTATAATGATAGGACGGGCACTGCCCACTAAGCATACTACACATGTATAAAACTACATAAAATTTAGTCATAAAATTATCCTTGCATATCCCATTAAAATAATTATATTTAAGATATTATAAACAATAACAAAGAGGAGGCCACATGGCAACAACAGAAGATAGGCATAAAGACACAAATGAATTTCTTAAAAAAGTACAACCGTTAGTGCTTACACAAGAAGCAACAGAATTAGATGTAGCATTGGACGAATTACAAAAGGTTTGTAAAAGACTTTGTGATCAGCTTGATGATCTGACAGCTAATATTAAAAAGCTTACAGAGGAAAATGAAAGGTTGAAAGATGCTTTAGGTATTGTACAGTCTAGCCCTATGGAAGATTTGGAGAAGATACTTAATGAAAAATAAATCTGAAACTTTTAAAAATTGGTGTCAACAGGTTGACAAGATTTTATCTGAGCTACCTGCACACACTGTAAATGGTATGCCATTAGAATACTCTGATGATGAGTTTCAAAATTGTATGCGTAAATTACAACAATGTTCATTAAAGTTTGACGATATGCCAATTTATATTATTAATGAAAAGGTAGCTTCTGAACTTTGTTATGATCAATTAAAAGGAATAGAGGAAGATGAATAATTTAATTATAAAAACAATTATTTGTGCAGTTATGTTTTTAATACCTGCAAAAATTTTATTAGCACTCTTTGGTGGTGCATTTTATTTAATGTTTTTTTAAGGAGGAACTATGGACATAAGTAAATGGAAATCATGTGCAGTTGATATCGAGTCATACACAATTATTAGAGCTATGGGGCAGAATGGATTTAGAAGACCAGGCAATATGATTGCTAAGTTAGTAGATGATGAAGTTAAAAAAATAGCTAAAAAACAAAATGTTAGCTATGATAAGATGAAACAAAATTTACTATTAGAAGGCAACAAACTTCTAAAAGGTAAGTAGATTCGCAAGTTGGATGGTTAACCTTGAACTTGGAATTGAATAGGGCCTGGGAGACTAGGCCCTTTTTTTTAAATTAACTGTTGCATTTAAGTCACTTCTTTAATAAAGATTAGATGTATTCCTAAGCCTAAATGAAATAAGTGGGGCTTTCAAAACACTTTATTTTCACCGAACAACGAAACATAAAATTAACTTTAATTTAAAGGATTATTTTGTGGGAAAAGCTGTAAAAAAGAGCAGTGAAGAAGCATTAAACAAAGCGTTAGATAAGCTTGTAATGGTTTGTCCGAATAAACAAACTTATGATGAGTTAACGTCTTTAATGTTTCAGTTGTATTGTGGAAATGACTTTGGTTTAGGAAATTTTAGTCTTTCTTTCCTTGATAAGATTGAGGATAGATGGCGATCAGGAAGAAAAGCTGCAGCTCAGGCTAAAGGTTTAAAACTGGTTGTTAAAAATAGCTAACCACGGTATGATTTTTCCATATCTTTTATCTTTCCCATATCGTGGTTATGCTAATGGAAAAGAAACCTAGGGGTTTACTCAAAGAATCAATTGTCATGCTTGACCATATGACAGGTCAAGAAAAGATGGATTACCTTGAACGTATGTGGGATTTATACATTAAAGTGTATGAACGACCTAGGTATAGACGTAAGCAGTCACGAACTTTTGTAATGGATAAAAACAAAGCTTATGACCTGTGCTCCAAGCTTACTAAAATATTTGGGCACTAAGTTGAGCCTAGCAATTGTAAAACCTAAAGCATTCGCAGAACAGCGATTGTTTCAAGCAATTCTTGTGCAAGCTTTAGAAGATGCAACAAATCCATCTAATTTTAAAAAAGAAACTTATTATAAACATGATAGTCATTGTTGGTTTGTAGATAATTCTGAAGACTTTCAGCACGTATGTTGGGGAGCTGAACTAGATCCTGACTTTGTTAGGGGTGAATATTTAAAAATGGTAGATAATGGAAAAATTGTTTTTACTAAAATTCAAATGGCCTGGATCCGTTATCGAAATTTGTATAAGAGTTATCGAGAGGCTAAAAGTAAAGATGAGAGAAAAGAAATTCGTGCATTAATATTAAATGAAAACTATAAGAAGTTATTGTAGTCATGGAGGTCTGTGGAATTTAACTCCTGGGAGATAACTAATTCGAGAGCAATTAAAATGAACTCCCCCAGGAGTCTTTAAGCAAAGAACGTTATTGATAAATAACACAGGTAAACTATACAGGAAAAACGGACACCGGACAACTAAATTTACACACTGAACGGGATCAGTAGATTTTTTACTATATAGATATTCTAGACCCCTGATTAATAAAAAGTACCCCCCAGGCCAGAAGTGGTGTATCTGGTGTATCTAAACGTCTATTAATCAATTATACCAACACTTTTAATCAATTTTAGTGGTGTATCTATGGTGTATCTATGGTGTATCTTGGATACACCACTCTTGCGGGAACGCAACCAGGAGTTTTTGGGGCTATTACTTTACGATGAAATAATCTATATAATAAAAATTATGATTAAAAAATTTATGCTTTTCAAAGATATAGTGAAAGGTTTATATCCTGGAAGTAAAGCTAAACAAAAGTTTTATACTGAAGAGTATAATAGTGCTAAAATTCATATGTCTCATAGATCTGCAGATAGCTATGCAAGAGGCGAGGTAAGAAGAAAGTTTAACCCTCAAAAACCTAAAGGTAGAAAATAATGCCTGGTGGACTTAAAAAGAAATCCTTAAGAACTGAATTAGATCTTACTCCAAAACAGAAAATGTTTGTAGAGATATACGTTAAAGATTGGGGATCAATAACTCAAGCTGAAGCACTTAAACGTGCAGGGTATGTTTGTACAAATGAAAAAGATTATGGTTCTGTTGCATCAAGAATGCTATCAAGAAAACATAGTCCACATATTGCAAAATATTTTGATAAACTTTTTGAGAGAGAAGTTAAAAAATATGAAAGTGATAACCTTAGAAGATATAAGAGGTTAGAAAGAATTTCTGACAAGGCCGAAAAAGATAAACAATATGCTGCTGCAATAAATGCTGAATATAGATCAGGTCAATTAGCAGGTGCTTATGTTGATAGAAAAGAGGTCCGAGTTAGTGGTTTGGAGGGTATGTCACGTGAGCAACTTGAAAAGAAGCTTAAAGAACTATCGGATAAGATCGATGGCCACAACGCCAAAACGATCGAAGTTGAGTCCGAAGACGTTACAGCAATTGAAAAAGGCTAGTTGGTCTGAATGGTTAGATGTTTTTAACCAGGTACATAACTCTACCATAGTTACACATGTTGGAACTATAAAGGTTGAGATTGATGAATAGAAAAAAAATAGCCATACCTAAAAAGGTAAAACATGAAATAGATAAGTACCCAATGGTTTCTGTAGAGTGGTTTGATATTGTTTCTGACTCTTCATGGAATAGTTTTTCTGATATTAAGAAAGCAAAATTAGCTACTTGCATTACTAAAGGTCACTTACTGTCTCAAGCTAAAGGTGTTACAAGAATTTTTGGAGATTACTCATATAATGATAATAAAAATGAAATTGAGATGATAGGAAATACCACTTTGATTCCTAATTCAGTCATAGTAAAAATAAAAAAACTGACCTAATGACAACTCAGAAAAACGCAGAATCTAGACTATGGCAAAAGGTAAAAAACGGACTGACTGATTGCTTTTTAACCCGCATAGAATCTAGCACAATTAATGGTATACCTGATATTCACGCTGTAATGAAAAATGAAATATTTTGGATGGAACTTAAATCAGATTCATTAAGTTTTCCCAAGCTAAATAAATGGCAAATTGTTTGGATTAACAAATATATTATGGCTGGAGGAAAGATAATTATCTGCAAAGAGACCCCCTTGAAGAGACTCCTTAAACTGTACAGACCGGTGTCCGTGTTTACTGATCCTCGTTCCTTGGTCTCGTTTGCCTCGTTCTCGTTCCCTTTAGACTGGCCACTGGTCCAGCGAAGGATGGTAACGGAGCTGGCCCGGCAGCCAGATGCTGCGTAGCTCTCGTTCTCGGATCCTGGCCACCGACTTTTCCCTCTTTGTTGGTCGGTGGCCTGGGGCCCAGGCAGCGTAACCTGTGCTTCAGGATCTCGTTTCTCGTTCTCGCTTGAACTAAAGCTCGTTCTCGGACAATGTGGGATCTCCCGTGCTGGTGCAGCCAGAAAGATGCCAGCTGGGAAGGCGAACTTCTGGGTTGACAGCTATCCCATGATGTCGTATCGTAAGGGAAATAAAGGAGGAGTAATGGCAGTAGATTTTGAAGCCCTCGATCTCGTTCGAAGTGAGAACAGGTCTCGCTCGTACAACAAGAGACTAGATGACCTGGCCAGAGAGAATCAGGAACTGGGGGATCTGGTTGCAGATGCGATTGCATGTGTTGTTGAACTAGAGAAACCAAGTCATATAGGTAGAAGCACTACCCTGAAAGAAAGGTTTGAGAAAATAAAAAAAAGGGGTTGACTATTATCCCATCATGTCTTATGTATACGTAACCAACAAAGGAGAACTATGAGCAAAGAAGAAGCCAACAACGTTGTGTTCACCTGTGCGGAGCACAGCATGGACATGTACTTCAAAGTAAAAGAATTTGAAAAGAAACCCGAAGCCAAGGATTACGTCTACGTACGATTCAAGGATGACGAACAGTTCGAGTCAATGTGGGTGAAGATCCTGCAGGGGACGCAGCAGCAGGGATACGGAGAACTAAATAATATACCTGTCAAACTAGTAGATAGAAAGCTTGGTGACACAATCAGTTACAAAACAGACAAGGAGGGAGTAACATGGGAAAGCAAAAACTAAAAGATCTCGTAAAACAATTGAATGCGGACAACGCGCCACCC